GCTCGACTCCACCGTCAGGGCCTGCCGCAGCCCCATCGCGTAGAAGTCGCCGTTGACCAGCGCCACGTCACCGCGGGTGCCGAGCGTGTTGAGCAGGTCGGTGACGATCACCGGCAGCCCGAGCAGCAGCATCTGCGGCGTGTCGCGCAGGTTGCTGATCCAGGTCACCATGGTGTTGTTGGTCGCCTGAAGGGCGAACAGCTGCGCCAGCACGCGGCGGGACACCATCCACACCGAGCGCGGGCCGACCGTGTGCCGCTCGTACATCCGGAACGCGTCGGCCGCGACGAAGCTGTTGGCGGTCGTGCGGTTGACCGCGATCAGCGAACCGTTGTTGGCGTGCAGCGCGCCGAGCGGCTGGGACGAGCCCGTGCCGTCGATGGTGAGATCTTCGTTCAGCTTGTTGATGATCTGCCCACCCACCGCAGTAGTGACCTCGCTGGGCAGCTCGCCCGTGAAGTCGTCGCCGAGGATTTCGTCGCCGAACTCGGTGATCGCGGCGTACTTGTAGATCTCCAGCAGCCGCTGGCCGAACTGCGGCTCGCGCTCCGGCTTGGTGCTGCCCTCGCCAACGATGGTGACGTTGGCGATTTTACCGGCCATCGGCCGGTTCAGCGTGGTCGTCCCCTCGTCCTGAATCAGGTACGGGATGCGGAGCGACCGGCCCGGGACGTTGTAGCGGCGGGCGTACTGGAAGATCCCGGGCTGGGCGTTGGACACCGAGAAGATCTCGGGGACCTGCGTCAGCGGAAGCAGGAACTCCCCACCGGCCGTCGAGCCGGTGATGGTGCGGGTCATCTCCGCCACCTTGCGGAGCCCCTCGGCCTGACGCGGGTCCTTGGTGCCACGGGCCGCGGCCCGGATGTACGCGCCCAGCGTCGGGAAGTGGTTGACCAGCACCTTCCGCACATCGGCCATGGCGTCGGCCATACCGCGGAACTCGGTGCGCTCGGGCTGCCCGCCCGCGTCGATGCGGGTGAGGCCGGTGTCCCCGCCCTGCCGGTCAATCTCGGCGTCGGGCGTGAACTCGGCAGCAGCCTGCGCGCGCTGCTCCAACGCCATGATGGCGTCCGTGCGGTTCTTCACCTCGTCCACCGTCAGCGTGACGGCGGGGTCCATCAGCTCGGCGCGGAGCCTCTGCGCCTGCGCGCGCAGCTCGTTCGCCGCGCGGTTCTTGGTGACCAGCGGGGTATTCATGGTGTCCTCGGGTGTTATACGGAGTAGGTCTGCCGCACGGCCTTGAGCCGGTCGGCCATCGGGACCGCGGCGTCCTCGCGGGCTGGCGGCGGCGTGGGCGGGGCGCAGCAGTCGCTGCGCGTGCCCGAGGCCGCATCGTCCAGGTACGGGGAGGCGTAGGCATCCAGCACCGCCTGTCGGTCGGTGACGCTCAAGGCGTCGAGCGCCGTGCGGGCGGCAATCATGAGCAGGTCGCGGTCCGTCCGGACGGAGTCGCGGGGCTGCTCGGGTACAGCCTTGCGCGCGCCCAGCACATCGGTGCCGGGGACGCTGGGCATGGGAGTCAAGCTGATTTCGCGCAGCTCAATCTCCAAAAAGCGCTCGACCATCTTCCCGTCGAGGGTTGCCATCTCGGTGCGCTTGGGCACGAACCCGATGGACAAGCCGGTGAACGCGCCAGCGGCCATCACGGCTTGGACGTACTCCTTCGCGGCCCGCCCGCCTTCGGTGTCGAATAGGTCGGCCACCATGACCAGCGCGTCCCCGGTGTCCGTGAGGCTGGCGACCACGCCGACGTGCGCGTCCACCTCCCGCTCATGGTCCATGAGGAACGGCACCTTGCGCGCCTTCACCTTGAGGTCGATGGTCCGCTTTGCGCACCCGCGCGCGAACACGGTGCCGTAGGTGTCCACCTGCTCATACGTCAGGGCCACGCCGGTAATGCGCCCCGCGATGCCCGCGGGTAGCTCATCCTGGCGCGTCTCCAGCGCCACCTCGCGGCGGTGCAGCGTCACGGTCTGTACGGTCATAGGACGCCCTGCGCCTCCTCAGGGGTTTCGGTGTAATAGGCCAACGTGCAGCGGCACGCTATTACCTCGCTGGCCGGTCCAGCCGGGTCCAGCGGATAGAGCAAGCCGTTACCGAACGCGTCATCCATGCCGATGGGCGGCTGTGCCCCTGCCGCGGCGTGCGTTGGGCGAGTCTTGCTGTCCTCGAAGGCAAGCCATTGCTTGGCGCGGAACAGGTCGCCCTCGGCCTTGGCTTGATCCCATGACCCCTGCGACTGCGCGCCCGCCACTTCGGTCTTGGCAATGCGCGTGGCCCGCACGTCCGTCATCTGCTCGCCATACACGCTGGCTTGAATGAGCCGCGCCGTCTCGGCCACGCTTAGCTCGGCCAGCTCGGCGCTGCGGATCGCCGCGGTCACCTGGTTGGCGGTTGTCTCGCCGATCAGCTCGGCCAGCCGGTCGGCGCGATTGGCGATAGCGTCCAGCACGCTGGCGGGCTTGAGCCCGAAGCTGAACCCCGCGCCCGCCACCTCCTGCGCGCCGAAGAGGTACATGCGCTCGATCAGCTCCAGATACGCGGCCCGCCACGCGGCGTAATAGTCCCCGCCCTTGGCGTAGCTGGCGCGCACCTGCCGCTCGATGGCGTCAAGGACCGGGTCGTCCGCGCGCGTGGCCTTGGCGAACATCGCGGCCACGCCCTTGGCGTCCTCGCGGAACCGCTCGCGCGCGGTGCTATAGAACGGAGCCTCCTGCCGGTCCATCTCCGACACCTGCCGCTTCCAATAGCGGTACAGGATGTGGTCCTCGTCGGGCTCGCCGTCCTCACGGTACAGCGGGGCGCGCAGCACCTCGGGGTGGTGGACCCAGTAGGGGCGGCCCTGCTCGTCTACCAGGGGGCTGGCATCCCGTACCGGCGCACGAGCGGGAGCCGGTGACGCATTGACCTCGACCACCGCCGCCACGGGGCCACGCGCCGATACACGGGCACCACCTGCCGAAACACGTTGCGCCGAGCGGCCATTGCTGTCCTCGTCGTCGGGTTCGTCCTCGCTATCGTCCTCGTCCTCGTCCTCGCTGTCCATAGACGACGGCGCGGGTCGGGAGGTTGGTGCCACAGTATCGGTGACCGTGCCAGCCCCTTCGATGATGTTGGGCTGTGTCGGCGCGCCCGTGCCAGCGTCCCCGATCAGACGCTCGGCCTCCTCGGGGCTCAAGCCGAACAGGATTTGCAGCATCGCGATCCCGCTGCCGCGCGGGAGCTGGCCCGCCGCCACGGCTAGGATGATGTCCTTCGCCGCCGCGATTTGCGCGCCATTGAGGTTGATCGCCAGCCCACCGCCGTTCGTGGGCGCCTCAAGAGTTGAGGCGGCGTCGGCGGGCGCACCCGCGGGCGCACCGGCCGGAACCTCGTCGTCCTGCGCGGGCGCTTGATCGGCCACCATGCGCGGGTCGATGACGGCCACCGCGGCGGGCGTGAGCGTGCCACCGGCGCTGACGAGGATCGTGTCGGTGGGCTCGGGGATAGGCGACAGCCGCAGCGCGCGGCGCGACTCCTCCCACGTCCGCAGCCCGTCACGGAACTCGGCCCGCACGCGGGTGCTGGTGGCGCTATCGTCCTCGACCAGCTCGCGCAACATGTCGTGGTCGTAACTGATCCACACGTCCCCGAATTCGGGAGCGAGCCAATGGTTCAGCTCGTCCTCAATCGCGGCCAGCATCGGCTCGATGGTGTGCTGCACCAGCCGCGCGCGCGCCTCGACGTACTGTGCGCCCGACAGCCCCGCATCGCTGGTCGCGCTCGCTATCCCGATCATCCGCGGGTCCACGCCGAACGCCGCGCAGATGTCCTCACGGGACACGCGGCGCAGGTCGGGGAACTCTAGGTCCGATAGCGTAAAGCCTAGGGGCTTGATGTCCCGCACGGCCCCGAAAAAGGCGGGCGTGCCCCGCTTGCCGCGGTCCACCACGCGCGCGCGGTAGCGGTCTTGCATGGCCGTGGCGTCGTCTTGCGTGGCCTCGTCGGCCAACAGCACGGCGAAGGTCGGGGTGCCGTCGTTGGTCACCACCTGCCTGACGTACTTCGTGGCCTCGTTGTCGGCTGCGATGGACGCCAGCGCCGTCGCCCCGCGGGGGAAGCCGAACGCATCGGGCGTGAACGGCCGCGGCATCTCCAGGTCGCGCACATGGATGATGTCGGCCACGTCCCGTTGCACGATGATCCCCGACCAGTTGGCGTAGTCGTACCGCCGCGGGTCGCCGTCCGTGTCCACCCACACGGACTGAAGCGACTCGGGATTGATCGCCCCGAGCCGCCGCGGCAGGCCCACGCCGGACGGGCCACGGTCCATCTCCAGCATGGCGTTGCCGTAGCCCAGAAAGTCGACCGCCAGCCGCGCGCGCATGGTGCGGGCGGTGAACCGTGGTCCGGGATAGTCCAGCAGCCGCTGGAGCGGGTGCGACTCGGGCACGCGCGATTCAAAGTCGCCCCGCGCGCGCAGCACCAGCAGCGGCACCGACGCCACCGTGTCGGCGATCACGCGCATACAGGCGTGGACGACTGGGTGCTTGCTGAACCCCTCGACGCGGACCGACGCGCCTTCCGGCTTGTACTCCTGCGGGTTGGCCGTGCGGACCAGCGACATCTGCGGGGTGCCGCTGGCGAGCCCGTTTTGCGGCTGGCCGGTCGTGCCGGTCAGCGCCGGAAAGTTGGGATACGTCAGCGGGATGACGGCGCGGGATGCGTCGGGCGCGGTGATGTCCCCGCGCAGTGCCTTCAAGGCGAGCCCTACGCGCTCGCGCAGGGTCGGGACGGCCACAGGGGCCGGGGCGTCAGCCATGGTCCGAACGCTAGGCATGGCATGGACCTACACGCAAGCTGGCCGGTTGACTAGACCAGCGCCTAGACCACGAACGCCTCGACCTGCTTAAGCATCAAACTCGACAGCGCCCACACTAGCGCGTCCACGCGGTCGGGGCTGCCGTCCATCGCGTCCGGGCGGAAGCTGGACATCTGCTGCTCGAGGATCGGAAGCTGCCCGACGTGGAATACGCGGCCCTCTTGGTACAGCGCGTACACCGGCTCGGCGCGCGCCAGCTTGCCCTTGGTGGCGCGGACATCGACGATGCGGACGCCGTGCGCCTTGTCGCCCTGCGCGGCCAGCACGCTGCGCACCATGTCACCGCCCTGGTTGACCTCAGCCACGATGCTCCCGCCCCACCGCCGCGCGGCGTCGATCGCCACCGCGCCCCATTGCGCGGGGCTATAGCGCCCGCTCAAGTCCTCGAGGACGTACCCCCGCTTGTCGCGCCCCACCCCGACGACCACGATGCCCGTTTCGTTGCTGGCCGTGTTGGCCGTCACCGCGGGGTCCACGCCCACCAGCACCCGGGCGAAGGTGTCAGGGGCTTGCTCGACGCGCGCCCGCACAATGTCCGCCCCCGTCCACAGCAGCCCCTCCGTGGCGTGCGTCCACTCGCCGAGAAAGACGTGCCGGTAGCGCTGGGGGTTCGTGTCGCGCAGCCGCTCGGCTTGCTCTATGAAGCTGGGGCTAAGGTTGTGGGCGTTCTGCTCGTAGGTGGTGTGGATGTACAGCGTGTCGTCACGCCGCTCGGCCACGAACCGCTCATAAAGGAAGTGCGTCCGCGCGGCCGGGTTGAGCACCAGCACCACGCGGTTAGGGCGGTCCACCTGGCGTATGCTATAGTCGATGGTGTCGAAGCTCTTGGCGTCGACCAGCTCCTCGGCCTCGTCTAGCACCCA